CAGCGACCGCACTGGTGAGGTCTTCGATGCTGCGCCGGGCTTGCGCCCGCGCGTCAGACAGCCCCTGGACGGCCGCCCGCGCGTCGTGCTCGGCCTCGGTCAGCGCGTCGGTTGCGGCCAACTCGCCGCGGTGGGAAGCGGCGAGCGCGACCCCGGCCTGCCGGACGCGGTCCTTGGCGTCGGCGACACCGTCCTCGGCCGCCTGGATCGCCCGTGCGGCCGCGCGCTGGGCGACGGCGCTGTCGGTCGCCGCGCCGGCGGCCTGGCCGTGAGCGGTGAGCTGCTCCTTGATCGCGGCGCCGATGCCCGCGGTGGCCAACGCGAAGACGCCGGCGCCCTGAGCTGCGGCGGTAAGGCCGACGGCCGCCGCGGCAGCGAGCCCGGCGACGGGCGCGAGCGCAGCACCGAGAGCGAACGTCGCACCACCGAATCCGATGAGGAGGGGGATGCCGACAGCGACAGCGCCACCCAGCGCGCCGAAGCCGCCGCCCAGGCCGCCGAGCCCGCTCAGCAGGCCACCGATCCCGCCGCCGGCAGCGCCGACCGACCTGTTGAATCGTCCGAGGCTGCGGTCCGCACCGTCGGACTCGTCGCCCAACGTGCGCAGGCCGGTGCCCGCTCCGCGGATGCGTACGCCGATCCGCTGCAGCGTCTGCCCGAACCGGCCGTGCGCCTTGTCGGCGCCGACTGCGGTCGCGGTCGCGCGCGACTGCTCGGCGCCGACGCGGCGCAGCTCGTCGGCGAAGTCGCCGGACTCGCCGACGAGGCCGCCGAAGGTGTCGGCCAGCGAGAGGTTGTGGTCTCTGAGCTGCTGGACCGACGACGAGGACTGGACGGTGATGCCGTGCGCACGCGCGAGCCCGACGACGTAGTCGTCGGTGTCATCAACGAGACCGCCGAATGCAGAGGCGAGATGGCTGGTCGCGGCCTTGGTGACACGAAGGCTCTCGTGGAACTCCCCGGTCGCCCCGGTGGCCTTGCCGAACGCCGTGTCGACAGCAGCCGCCGAGTCGGTGATGTCACGACCGAGCGCGCGGCTCTCCTGCCCGGCGACCTTGACGCTGTCGCCGATCTTGCGGGCCGAGTCCGCGATCGACTTCGCGATGCCCTTGAAGCTCTTGCCGACGCGACGCTCGGCGATCTCGCCCGAGCCCCCGACGTCGAGCAGCTCCTTGGAGACCTGGGCCAAGGCCGGTGTCATCCCGGCCGACAGCGATTTTCCGAACTCCTTGCCCTTGGCGACAAACGGCGCACGCAGCGCCTGTAGCTGCCGCTCCAAGGGGGTGAAGTCACCCTCGATGTCAACGTACGCGGTGCCGACCTTGGCGCCTGTTCCCATGCGGGGCTTCACCTCCTTGAGCGGATTCCTTGCTGTCCGAAGAAGCGGCGGGCGGCCGCGACGTCGATCCGTGTTCGTGCGTGACCGTGGTCGTCGCGCGCGGTCGGGTCGACCGGCGGGCGGGACGCCTTCGTGGCGTCGCGTCGTGGCCGGTCGGGGTGCCTGAGGTCAACGAGCGCCGGAGGCAGCGTTGGCTTCTTGAGCGGGCCGCGCTGAGCCGAGAGGACGACCAAGCGACCCCACGCGTCGACCGTCTCGGAGACGGTGGCGAGCAGCTCGTCCTGCTGGGTCCATCCGGACTTGTCCGGCCGCCACACGGCGGCGTCCTCCGGGAGACCGGCGATCAGCGTGAGCAGTCGCCGGCACCCGGAGCGCGTTACCTCGACACGAAGGTCGAGGTTGTAGAACCGTTGGAAGTCGGCCTCGACGAGCGCCCAGCGGGCGGTCAGGTACTCGGCGAGGCTTCCGATTCCCCCTCGGTCAACCCGTAGACCTCGCCCGCGCCCTCGGCGAGCGCCTTGAGATCGTCCATGGACGGCCTCAGATCGAAGAACCACTGGGCGTCCTCGTTCAACAGCGCCTTCACGGCGCCGCGGAAGTCGCCATCGGCGAGCAGGAGGGCGAAGTCGGCCGGAAGCTCCGGCGGCAGCGCGATCGTCTTGCCGCCGAACGTGAGGGCGACGGGCTCACCGGCGGCCTCTGCGCGCGCGGCACGCGCAGCATCGAGATCGATGCTGCGCGTGCGCTTGCCCGCAGCGGCCTTGGGAGCCGTCGAGCGCTTCGCGGCGGTCAAGAGACGACGCCGTCCCCGAAGTTCGGGTCGTCGGTGAGCAGGAACGCCGGCACCTCGCCGGCGCCCGGGGCCAGGGCCTTGAAGCTCACCGGCAGCACCGCGAGCGCGCCGCGGGTCAGCTGGGTCTCGGTCGCGTCGGTGACGTTGCCGCGCGGCAGGACGAGGCGGTAGTGCTTGGCTCCGTCGGCCCACTCGAGGATCAGGGCGTTCTCGGCCAGCTGCGCCTGGTCGTCGAGGAAGTCGTACCGGAACCCTGCGGCGCCGCCGAGATCGGTGATCTCGCCGCCGCCGAAGGCGAACACGAAGTTCGCCGCGTTCCACTGCTGCAGCGCGCACGCGACCTGGATCTCCTCGCCGGTCAGTTCGCGACGCACCGGGCTGCGCGACTGCCAGGCCGGGAAGTCCTGGACCGTGGGCGTCCGTGTGAGGGTCGCGCCGTCCTCGGTGATGAGACCGCACTTGAGGAAGTGCGGCGAGATGTCGTCGTCGATGCCCTCGGGCAGCGTCTCGCCGACGGGGCCGACCCAGAGGTCACCGTTTCCGGCGACGACGAGTTCGGTGGGGTCTTGTGCTCCCATGAGGGAAGTCCTCCTGTGTTGGTTGAACTACAACAAGGTGATGTCGAGCCGCAGCCCGGCGGCCAGCGTGCCGCGCCGCAGTGGGGCGTAGGCGGGGTTGTTGACCGAGCCGTACTCGACGAGGTGACCGAACGGGTCGGTCGCGACGACGCTGTGGCCGATGACGCGGATTCGCCGGCGGTAGTAGCCCGTCGCCTCCGGCGCTGCGATGCGGACCGCGGTGGCGACGGTCCGTGTGCGGAGCTTCATTCCGGCGTCGTAGCTGGGCTGGCTGCGGATCTCGTTCTCCCAGCGTGGCCGCGGCGCCGGCTCGAACCGGGTGGCCATCAGCCGGGATGCAGCGTGATCGTCGCCTCGACGATGTAGCGCTCGCGCTGGGGCTCGATCGAGGTGTCGGGCAGCCGCCGCCACGACGCGGTCGCCTTGGTCACCACAGCGCCGTCGTGGGCCACGGTGGGCATGGCCTGGATGGCGTGCTGGACGGTGCGGGCGATGAGGCTGGCCTGTGCCTGTGCGCCTGTGCGCTCGGCGCCGGCGTAGCAGTCGAGCTGCAGGAGCGCGGTCGCGAGATGCAGCGCGGGTGAGGTCCGGTCGCCCACACCGTCGATGAGTACGAGACGGATCCACGGCTCGTTGATCTTCTTCGGCGTCTGGGTGCCGATCTCGTCGACCAGCGCGGTCACGCCGTGGTGGGCGCGGAGGTAGGCGGAGAGGACGAGCTCGGGGTCGGGGAGCATCAGGAGCCCTCGACCCCGGCGGTGCGTCGCACGGTCGCCTCGATGTGGGAGACACCCTTGGTGATCGGGCTGCGCACGGCCCAGGGCTCGCCGTCGACCTCGTAGCTGACGCCCTCGATCTCCACGGCGTCTCCGGTGTCGATCGCGGTGCCGGCGGGGAGGTACAGCGCCCAGGTCGAGGCGGCGATCTCGTCAGTGGTCTCGGAGCGCTGGCGTTGCTGGAGCTCGCAGACCGTGGTCGTCGTCATCTCGCCGTCGAGGGCGTTGCCGTACTCGTCGCGCTCATCACCGTCTTGGCGATGGGTGATGGTGCAAGGGCGGTTGAGCAGCTGAGCGATCGACACAGGTCACCTCCGAGAGCAGCTGGGTCATCTGGTGACGACGGTTGCGCGCCTGGGCGTAGCGGCGTCGCAGCCGCTCGTTGGCGGTGCTGCCGATCCTGCGGCTCTCCCGGGCCTGCGGCGGATGCCAGAGATGGATCAGCGGCGCGAGTCCGCGCCAGGCGGGTCCGAGGATCGTCTGCAGCGCGTAGCCCCACGCCTGGTCCTCGCCACCCCAGCCCGCGAAGCGCGGGTCCATCGGGACCTTCTGGAGCGCGGCCGCGTCGAGGACGACGATGCCGCCGCCCGGGATGCCCACGTAGGGCGCCTCGATCGTTTCTGTCACCGCGCCGCTGCCGGCGAGCACGTCGCGGGTGGCGGTGATCGTGAGGCGATGGACCCGGCGGTGCGGGATGGCCCACCGCGCGCCGCGGAGCACTGCGGTGACCGCGTCCCCGATGCCGTCGCTCCAGACGTCGGCGTCGGCGACGACGAGCACCCTCGCATCGGCTCTGCGGGCCTGCGGCATCACGGCTGACGCCTTGACCCAATCACCCGGTGCGGCGAGCGCCTCGACGATCCCCCAACCCGGATGCTCGACGGCGTACTGCCCTGCGACCCACGCCCAGGCGCGCTCGCGGTGCGGACAGCCCGGGCGCCACGGGACGATGACCGCTACGTCGGGCAAGCCGTCGGGCACGGATCGAAGATCAGCGAGTCGTCGCCTCCCGGGTTGGGTGACCAGAACCACTGGCGGAACACGTCGTGCAGTGCCTCGGGGCCGTGGGTGTCGAGCAGCGCGCCGTACTGGCGCCAGTGCGCGCACTGGTCGGCTGGCAAGTTGGTGGCGTTGATCGCGGCGGCGCCGTTGCGGGCCTTGGTGACGAACTGCTCGGCCGACCTGTACGGGAAGTGGCGGATCACGAGCAGACCGCCGACCGTGGCGCCGTAGTCGGCTCCGTGGTTGCCCTGGTGGATCCGGGCGGGCACGACGGGGCGGCAGGCGACCTTCGGAAGCTTGCCGGGGGAGCGACGTCGCCAGCCGATCCGCTGCAGCGGGTTCGGGCCCGCGGGATCCTCGGCGGTCGCGACGTGGTCATAGAGCTCAGCGGTCACGATCGACGCGTCGGAATTTTCGACCAGGACATCGGCGATGCGGCCGAACGGCGAGTACCAGGCCTCGTCGGCGTCGAACGGGATCACCCAGTCGGCTCTGCGCTCGGCGGCGAGGGCGGCGAGCGCGGTCATCTTGTCGGCCTGGTTGTAGGCCAGCTCCGGGTCGTCGATGACCTCGACGTCGAGCCGGTCGAGAATGTCGCGGGTGCCGTCGGTCGAGGCGTTGTCGAGGACGATGACGTGGTCGACCTGGTCGCACATCCGGCTGACGGTGTGCTCGACGATGTCGGCCTCGTCCTTGACCATCGCGATGGCAATGACCATCAGTACCCGCCCCCGGTTCGGTCGGTGCCGATGTGGGTGCACCATTCCTCGCCGTGGCCCCAGAACGCCGCGCGCAGTTCCGGATCGCTGCCGAACAGCTCGAGGCCGAAGTGCCCTTCGGACTGCGGTCCGTCGGGCCAGCCTCGCTCGGCAACCCACCGCGGGTAGACGCAGGGGTTGGTCGTGAAGTAGCGGCGATGCTCCAGCCAGCGGTAGCCGAGGACCTGGACTGGCGTGAGGTCCTCGGCGAGGAGGTTGGCGATGCTGCCCGCTGCGCGCTCTTCGGCGTTCCATGGCTGGCGCAGCAGCGCCATCTGCACCAGGTGGGGCTCTGACTCGAGGACCGCGACCATGTCGGCAACCGGGATCGCGCGGTCAAAGGTGAAATCGGCTTCGAGGTGAACCACGTGCCGGGCATCGGTCTGCAGGACCTGGCGCCAGGCTTCGCGGATGGCGCCGCCGAACCCGAGCTGGTGGTCGGGGTCCTGGACGAAGATGTAGTGGTCGAACTTCGGCAGGTGCTTGAGCGCCGCGGCGAGCGACTTGTGGTGGTACTCGTGGCGTCCATCGCCGATCACTAGAAGCGCGACGGTCATGAGTCCCATCCGTAGGCACGGTCGTAGTCGCCGTCGGTGACGCCGAGCGGCACGGGCTGGTCGCCGCAGATCCGGCAGGTCGCGCTCGGCCGGGTCTTGAACCGGCCGCAGCTGGCGCAGTGCACGTGCGGGCGGCCACAGGCGACTTCGCGCTCAGCACGCCGGAGCGTGCGGAGTTCGCTGTCGCGATGCTCCACGTCGACGACCTCGGCGATATCCACGTCGGTGACCTGATCGAGCAGGGTGAGCGCGGCGTTGATGCGGCGGGAGGAGACCGGCGTGATCGTCGGAAGGTCGATGGTGATCACGGCTTGGACCCCTGCTTCTTGACCTCGGCGAGACGGACTCGAACGAGTGCTTCCTCGGCCGCGAGGCGCGTCGACGGTGCCGGAAGGCCGAGCAGCCGACAGGCTGCCTCGGCGATTTCGCGGTGCTGCTTGGGGGTGGCGGCCTTGTCGGGGTCGCAGTAGTCGACCCTCATCCGACCAGCTCTGGGAAGTTCGCGCGGTGGATGGCCTGGTGGGCGGCAAGCCGCGCAGCGTGGCTCGGCGCGCGGTTGCGTGAGTCGGGGCGGACGTGCGCGCGGTAGACGGCGGCCGGGCTGGCTTCGACGCTCGCGCCGGTGAGGTGGCAGCGCAGCCAGAGATCCCAGTCTTCGCTCCAGGAGAAGTCGCGCCAGCCGCCGACGTCGCGCAGGAGCTCGGCGCGGGCGACGGTGCCGACGACGAGCCAGTTGCCGTCAGGGAGACAGGCGGCTGTGCAGTCGTGGTGGTGGCCGGCGACGCGGGGAACGGACGGCGCTCGCAGCTGGCGGCCGTGGCGGATGTAGCGGACGGCGGGCGCGCGAAGGTCCGCGGTCCCGTCGGCGATCGCGTCGAAGAAGCCGGGCTCGAGTTCGTCGTCGGCGTCGAGGTGGCAGATCCACTCGGTGTCGACGCGCTCGAGAGCCTCGTTGCGAGCGTCGTGAAGCGTGGCGCCGTGGACGTGCACGACCGGCACGCCGAGCGCAGCGGCGGAGGGGATCGCGCGTTCGAGCGCGAGGCGCGGCCAGCGGCGCTGGCCGAAGGTCGCGACCGCGACGGTCACGTCCACAGTGCCCGCCGTTCGCGGAACAGGCCGCGGTCGATCTCGAAGGTCTGCTTGCCGTAGCGGTAGACGTCGTCGTCCTGGGCCTTGCCCCAGTCGGGGTGGAGGTGCTCGACGACCGATCGGCGAGCGAATGCCCAGGCGCGCCGCAGGCGCGCGGTCTGGACGAGCTCGTCGTCGCAGAAGTTGTGGCGGTAGCCCTCGTGGAGGACCTTGCCGGGCTCATCGATGGTGCCGCGGGCGATGTAGTCGCGGGTCACGAGGTTGTGGGTGGCGTGGCGGCCCACCCGGACACGGCGGTTGCCGAGGTCGTTGGTGCCGACGACACCGACGTCGCCGGTCAGCGCGGTCAGCGCGGTCTCGAGCCAGCGTCGGTGGAAGCGGAGGTCGTCGGCGCCGAGGAACACGAGCGGCTCGTCGGTGGCTTCGGCGCCGGCGTTGATCTTGATGGCGTAGCTGCCACTGCAAATGAGCATCTCGGCGCCGGCCGCGCGGATCGCGCGCTGCTCGTCGACGTCATCGTGATCGCAGATGAACAGCACACGATGCGGCTGTGGCGTCGTCTCTGCGACCGAGGTGAGCAACGGCTGGACGCGCTGTGGTCGCCGGAGTACGGGGACCAGGATCACGACGTCGCTCATGCGAGGTCGGTCTGGAGATCGGTGACCCGCAGGACGGCGCTCGGTGTGACGAACGCCACGCCGCCATCCTGGTCGACCGCGGTGCCCGTCCGCGTGAGGATCAGGCGGTACTGCGTCTCGCCGACCTTGAGCCGGTAGAGGCGCACGCGCGTGCCGTCCAGGCGCACGAGGATCTGGTCGCCAGCGTTGATCGCCGCAGCCGATGGCGCAAGCGTCACGCCGGTGACCGCATCGTCTTCGAGGTCGAAGATCCGCCACTTGAAGATGCCGCTGTCGGACACGACGCCGACGCCGACGCCCGTGGCCTGACCGCCGGTGACGGTGGCGCGGGTGTAGAACGTCCAGGGCTGGTCGAGCTCGGGGACGCCAACCTTGAACGAGAACATGCCGTCGGCGTCAAACGGGGTGGGGAACAAGGCGTCGTGCCACAGGGCCGCACCGTTGCCGAGGCCATTGCCGAGGCGCGACAGGGTCGGCGCGCCGCCATACAGCGCGGTCCACGGCGAGGGCAGCGCGCCGGAGCCGGCGAACGAGTTGATGACGTTCGGCGTGGCGAAGGGGTCAGCAGCGATCTTGTCGGACTTGACGTTGTCGAAGACGTAGGCGCTGTCGTTGGTGTAGAAGCCGATGCCGCCGTCGCCGAGCACGGTGAGGTCGGTGACGCTGCCGAGGCGGTTCCATGGTCCGACGCCGCGGCTCTGGATGTAGAGCGTGGCGGTCGGCCCGTCCATGGCCAGCGCGATCTGATCGCCGGGAGCGGGCGGCGGCCCGGCGATGAAGCCGCCGTGAGCGGTGTTGACCCCGGCGAGCGACTCACCGATCCCGTAGGCGTCGGCGACCGGATCCCATCCGACACTGACGCCGGTAAGCGGCTCGATGCCGTCGACGCGGCAGAAGAACTTCCAGACGTACTCGGCCGACGGGGTGTCGGGGTCGCCGCCGATGAGCGGCACGCTGGTCAGCTCGAACTGGAACGTCGAGTCGGCGTCATGGATCAAGGTGGTGTTGAAGATGCTGCCGATCCCGAAGGACTCGATCCGGACGCCCTCGCCGATCCGGACCATGATGCCCGCGTCGTCGGTTGAGAAGTGCTCGTCCCATGGCGCGCCGATGACCGCGTCAGGTCCGTCGAACATCTCGAACGGGTAGGCGTCCACACCGAAGAACGGCCGCTGTGCATAGGCGTCCCAGAACTCCTGGCCGAAGACCGTCTTGCGGCTGCCGTTGGTGATCACGGTGCCGTGGCGCTCGGGCCACCGACCGGCCGCGGTGGGGTCGCTGGCGAAGCGCGGGTCCTTGATGTACTCGTCGGTCTCTTCGAGACCGTCGGGGCCGTAGTTGGTGCCGTAGGTGACCATCGTGTCGATCTTCGGGGCGGCGTCGTCGGGGCTGGTCCAGATCCCGATCGCTGCGTAGCGGTGGCCGTACTGGTGGATGGCGTCGGCCGGGTGTGAGAAGTCGCCGACGCCTTCCATCCGCTCGTCGTCGACGGTCGGGAAGGCGGCCTTGAGCTGAGGGAAGTGGTCAAAGACCGCGGCGAGGACCGAGAGGCTGTCTGACGTCGGGCCCATGTAGGACTGGCCGGGGTCGCCGGAGCCGTCGATGAGCTGGTAGGGGTCGGTCGAGGTCCCGTTGAAGATGCCGTTGGCCAAGATGGGCCGGCGCAGCTGCTCCCAGTACAGCGACTCGCGGCTGGGGGAGTAGGGGAACGGCCCGTCGGGTCCGTAGGTGGTGATGCCGTCGGCCGAGTACTGGTCGATGTACTCGTCGGGCTGGCCCCACAGGGCGAGGCCGAGCGCGAGCGGCGCCTGGGACTTGTAGACGTTGCCCGTCTCCCAGAAGGAGTAGACGGAGGTGAGGCCGTCGGCGACCCAGTCGCGAATGCGCTGGCCACCGTCTCCGAGCACAGCGGCGGCGAAGGCGATGGTGACGAGCATGCCCTGGTTCTGGCCGCCGTCGCCGCGCCAGAACGCGGGGTCGCCCTCGTACTGGTCGGCGGCGGCCCAGACGTCGAGCGCCTGCTGGCAGTAGTGCATGGCCAGGGTCCGCTTCTCCTGGCGCGTGAGGTGGTCGAGCTGCAGCGCGGCGAGCATCTGGACGTCGTTGGAGAAGAGGTCGCCGCCCCAGGACTTGCCGGAGTCGCATGCATCGGTGGGGATGTAGTGCGGGCCGTCGATGCCGTTGGCGTTGAAGTTGAGACGGAAGCCCTTGATGCGATCCAGGCACCACTGAAAGGTCGGCGCGTGATCGGTTGCCGGCAGGTCGGCGAAGGTGTCGATGTCCATGTCGGACACCGAGACCAGCGGCTTCTTGTCGCCCGTGAACGGCGGCCGCAGGCAGTTGGCCGGCGGCGGGCCGTCGAGGCAGGTGACGACCGCCGCGAAGAGCACGGGGTAGTCGTAGCTGTCGGGGTGCGACTGGACCTTGCACAGCGAGTCGCCGGGGCTGATCTCCAGCGGGAGCTCTGGCGGGGCGTGGAAGTCGTAGCCGTCGGCGTGAAAGGACTGACCGACGCCGTAGGGCGCCGATGGCGGGTTGACCTGGTAGCCGTGGCGGACCCCGTCGAAGTCGGGGGTCATGCTCGTGACGACGATCGGGGTGTCGCCCAGCGGGACGACCCACCAGTCGCCGTTGACGAACTGGCCGGCCTGGACGGGGCTAGCGAAGGTGTAGGTGATCGGCTCGCCGAGTGAGGCGAACGGCCCGCCGTTGGTCATGATCGGGTTCAGCGTGAGCGACGAGATCGTCTGGTAGAGCTGGGTGAAGCTCCAGAGGCCGTCGATGCGGGTGTAGCGCCGCAAGTTGGTGGTGTCGATCGCCTCGTCGCCGTCGGTGGCGGCACGGCCTGCAGCGGTCGCGTAGGTGGCGTCGTTGACGACGCCGCCGGTGAGCTCGACGGCGGCTGCCGCGCCTCCGCGCGAGCCGAACTCTGCGGTCATCCTTGCCTCCTCACGGGGTGGGGTAGACGCGGACGCGGCCGCGCGCGATCGAGATGACGGAGTCGTCGAGGACGGCCTGAAGGGTGTAGACGCCGGCGCCGAGCTCCAGCGCAGTGGTGTTGTCGGCGGTGAGCTCGACGATCACCTGCTGTGTGTCGCCGACGGTCGCGATCGTGCCGTCGACCTCGGTGGTGATACCGGGGGTGGGGCCGCCGAGGATGAGCTTGACCTCGGCGTCGGTGAGGTCAAGCCAGATCGCGTTGGCGTCGGTGAAGACGACTGCGCGGTCGTCGTCCGCGAGGTAGTCGTCGCCGTGGATCAGGGCGAGTGATCCGCCGGATGGGACTCGCGGCGAGTCCGTGTCGAGGCTCGGGTTCGGTGCGTGGCCGTCGCCGACGAGGAGGTCTTCGCTGGCCCAGTCGTCGTCGGTGAAGTTGAAGACGACGAGGTAGCGGCCGTCGTCTGGTGCGGTGAGCGTTGCTGCGTAGATGCCGCTGCCGGCGGGGATCTCGACGATGTCTGACGTGTGTCGCGCATCGACGACGGTGATGCCGTCGATGATCTGGACGCCGATCGTGCCGACGAGGCCAGTCGCGATGGGGGAGGTGAAGGCGACGAAGGAGTCGCCGGCTGTTGCCTGGATCATGCGTCGCCTCCTCTCAGAGGGGAAGGTCAGACTCGGGGACGGCGGGACCGGAGAACGGTGTCTCCAAGGTCACAGCGGTGAAGCTCGTGCCGCGCAGTACCCGACGCACACGGCGCTCCTCGCTATCGGTGAGGTAGACGCCTCCGTCGTTGGCGCGCTGGAAGGTGCTCGACTGCTGGTGGGCGCCGAGCTGCTCGGACTGAGCGGCGAGACCCTGCGGATTGACGACCGTCATGGTCGCCTTCTCGATGCACAGCGTCTTGAAGGTCTGAGGGAGCGGGGCGAGCTGCTCGAGGGCGGCGACGGTCACGCCGGCGGCGTCGGCGATCAGGCCGGTGACCGTGGCGATGACGGCGTCGGCCTGGGCGCTCTCGGCGTTGGAGAGCGCGCGACCGAGGCGATCGGAGACGTTGTCTGAGGTGGCGATCGGGGCCATAGGCAAAGAGAGGTCGGGCGGGGGGCCGCGCGCCGGGGGGGGGCCGGGCGCGATGCGGGGCGACGGCCGTGATCTCAGTCGCGGATCAGGAGCCCGTCTCGTCGAACGGCGTGAAGTTGATCTTCACGGCCCGGGCGTTCTTGCCGAGGAGGTCTCCGAAATCGTCGGAGTCCTCGTCCATGTTGCGGGCGTCCTCGACGCTCGCGGCGCCCGCGAACGCCGAGTAGACCGACCGGTCCCGGAGGTAATCCGAGTCGTAGTCCTTGATCCACCGCATGTTCAGGCCATCGAACGACATCGTCGCTCCGGCAGACACGCCATCGGGCACCACGGGCGCCACGTTGCCGAGCGCGAACGCCGTCGGGTGCATCGCCACGGCGAAGTCCTCCTCGACCGAGTTGGTCGCCACGACGGTGAACCCGAGGATGCGACCGATGACCGCCTCGCGCAACGCGCTGTCGGACCCCGACTCATTGGCCTTGATGAGGTGCGGCGAATCCAGCGCCGCCTCCTCGACGCCGGTGCCGACGAGGATCACGCGACCGTCCGTCGGGACGTTCTCCTCGTTCAGACGTCGGCGAGCGCGCAGCGCCGCTCGGTAGAAGGAGCGGTCGTTGGGGTCCTCCGGGTCGCCCTGCACGTAGTCGACCTCGTGCAGGTAGTCGGCCGTGGACTGCATTGCGGTTGCGATGTAGCCCTCGAGCTTCTCGGCAACGGCCCGGATCTGCGGACGGGCGACCTGCTCGCCCCAGTTGGAGATGTCGAGGGTGAGCTCCTCGTCGGTGATGCCGACGGCGGAGTAGGGGTGCTTGTTCAGCTCGACGGCGATGCTGGTCTCCTGGAGCTGGTCCACGATGATCGGCGCCGTGCGCGTCCGCCACTCGTACTCGCGGCCGACGAGCAGCGAGGGAATGCGGATGTTGATGGTGTCGTCCTTGGCGCCCCGGAAGTCATCCGGGCCGAACCGCTTGACGAGACGTGGGAGAACGAGCTCGCGCTGCAGAAGGCCGAGGCCCTGCGACACGATCTTCTCCGCCTTGAGGAATACATTGGCCACGGTGAACCTCCGATGGGTCTGGGGTTTGCCGCGTCGACCACCGTGGCGGGGGTCGTGCGGGAGGTGCCTAGTAGCCCCGCGGGACCTCAGCGGCCAGCGAGGCGGGATCGTCCTTGTCGGGCTCGGAGCCCGGGGCGGCACCTGGCCGCAGTCGCTCATGTGGCGTGCGACGCGTCGACTCCTGGTCGTCGCCACCTCCGCCACCCTTGTCATCGTCCTGCTTGAAGTCCGACAACAACTCGTCGGCGTCCTTCTCGAGGTCTGCCTCGGTGTCACCGACCAGGCGCTTGGCCTGGACCTCGGTGAGGCCCTTGCGCAGCGCGACGCGCAGTCGCGCGGCTTCGGACTTGGCCGTGGTCGCGTCCTTTTCGGCGCCGCTGGCGCGATCGTTGAGCTTCTCCTGGTCGCTCTTGGACGCGTCCTCGAACTCCTTGTTCTTGGTCTTGAGATCGTCGCGCTCGGTCTTGAGCTCGCGGTTCTCACCGCGCAGGTTCTGGATCAGATCCCACGCGCGCTGCGGGCTGAACTCCGCGTCTGAGCCCCACGGGGGCTTGTCGCCGTCCTTCACGTCCTTGTCCTTCACGTCCTCGTCGTCGCCCTTGTCCTTGGCGTTCATCGGAACGCCGGTGACACGGATTGCCGCGAGATGTCGATCGTGATCGGGCTCAAGCCGACCGGCCTCGGCGAGGATCTCGCCGAGCAGTTCCTTGTCCACCTGGGACATATGCACCCTCCTGGGGTATGAGTTAGGCCGGGGTGGCCTGGCGGTCTAAGAACCGGCGGTAGGCGTTCAGCAGCTCGTTGCTGGTGCCCTTCCGCAGGTCGCCGTTCTGGCGTGCGTCGCGGATCGCGGCGTTGTACTCGTCGGCGTAGCGGCGGCTGTCGGGGAGCTCGTCGCCGTCGTAGACGGCGGTCGCGCTGCAGCCGCAGTGGTCGTGGCCTTGGAAGTCGGCGGTGTCTTCGCTGTAGACGGCGCCGCGGCTGGCAAGTAGGCGGCAGAAGGCGCAGGGGGTGCTGTCGGTGACGCGGGCCCACCCGCGGGCTTCGCGGTCGGCGGCGACGGAGGCGATCGTGGTCTGTCGGCCGCCGTCGAGCGTGAAGCGTGAGATCGCGCCGGAGGTGCGCACGAGCGCGGTCTTCATGACCTGTTCAGGCGACTGTCCGGACTTGATCGCGCGGAGCGTCGCGTCGCGACCGACGACGTGAAGCGTGCCGACGACGACCTCTCGCGAGAGCGATGGCGCGAGCCGTGGGGTGGCAGATCCGCCGGCGCGTTCGGCGGCGCGGTAGGAGCCGAAGTAGCTGGCGGCCAGCGACGACGAGAGAGTGCGGTAGACGGTGACGAGCGCGCTGGCGGCCGTCGTAAGTCTGGTGAAGGAGGCGTTGTCGCCTTCCCAGATCGGCCAGATTCGTGCGTAGTCCTGCAACGCGCGGGCGCGGAGCTGGAGCTGTGCCTGGCGGTGGGTCTCGGTGAGGGTGGCGCCGGCGGGGGTGCGGGCCATCAGGCGCCGGCCGGGGCGCCTTGGCGCTCGAGGAGGTCGGCGAGCATCTTGAAGGAGTCGCCTTCCTGAGCGGCGGCCTTCCAGCGCTCGATGTCTTGTTGGGTGGCGCCCGGGACGCGCTCCCAGAGCTCTTGGGGCGGGATGCCGAGCATCTGGGTGAGCTTGCCAAGCGCATCTACGGTGGCGGCGAAGGACCGGGCTGAGGTGTCGCGCCAGACGACCTGGGCGTCGTTGGGGATCGCGGTCCCGGTGAGCTTGCCGACCAACCACATGGTCTGCTCGTGGGACTCGCCGACAGAGGTCTTGATGCTGTCGACCTTGCGGTCGCGGCTGGCATCGGCGGCCGCAAGCGCCTCGGCGGAGAGGTTGATGAGCTCGCCGATGAGCTCGTGGGCCGGCGTCTGCGACAGCGTCGCGGCATGCCGGATCGAGGATTCGCGGGACTTGATGTAGCCCTCGAGACTGGTCTGCTCGAACTCGCCGAGCTTCATGTCCTCGGGGTTGACGTCGAAGGTCCAGAGCTGTGAGGCGCCGGCCTTCGTGCGCGCGGCCTGAGCGGCGGCAGACGCCGCGCGGGCGGTGGCTTCGGGGTCCTCGGTGTCGCCCTCGAGCAACTTGTCCATGAGCGCCTTCTCGTCGGGCGCGACCCAGCCGATCGCCCAGCGCTGCCGGAATGCTGAGTACCACTGCGCGACGAGGAGACCGAAGGTGGTGAGGTCGATCTGATCCTGGATGGAGATCAGCGGGGCGATCTGGCCGCGCATCGGCTTGTCGCCGCCATCGCCGGGGCGGCCGGAGCCGTCGGGCGTGACGTCGTCGTCGGCGTCGAGGTCGACCTCGTCGAGGTATCGAACGACGGGGGTGACGCCGATCCCGTGCGGACGCGTTTCGACGAACTCGAAGCTGTTGTCCTTCTTGGCGCTGAGGAAGTAGATGGCCTCGTCGTCATAGAGGGACCAGAGGCCGTTGCGGCGATCTTCCAGTGCCCAGATCGGCCAGTCGGGGTCTTCGCCGTAGAGGGCGGTCATGCTGCGTGGCGAGACGCCTCGCATGACGGGCTTCGGGTTGCCGGGGAGAACGACGGCGTAGCCCGCGCCGTAGGAGAAGGTGGCCCGGTGCACGCCGGACTGTCGTGCGTCCCAGCGGTTGGCCTGCCAGACGTCCCAGACGTCGATGTTGGTGGCCTGCTTGGCGGCGCGGAAGCCTTCGACGTAGGTCGACTGGGTCAGCGAGTCGACGACGATCGCGATGATGTTGACGCGGGCGATGCGCGCCATCGTCCGGACTTCTCGGGGCGCTGAAGCGGGGATTACCGCGGGAAGGTTCTGGACGCCCTTGTAGTAGCGGCGGAGCTGGTCGAGCGTCTCTCGCTCGGCGGTGCGGTAGTCCATCAGGACGCGGGCCTGCGCGACTGCTTTCTCGGCGTTGAGCAACAGGTCACCTCCTTCCGGGGACTA